CTTTCAGATGCTTGACCCTATCTGTAGCATTTATCATATGAATACTTTCTACAGGCATAAGTGCAAGTTCTCCTGTAGATTTATCTACTGCAAAGAAAGATGCATAGTCATCACCTGCACTCTCTGCATATGCACTTATCTGAGATATATAACCAAAAGGGTCATTGGTAGCAAGAGAACCATCCTTAAACTTCTTGAAGCTATAGGATGATGCACTCTTTATATCAACAAGAGTACCATCTATTCTACAATCTTTATGACCTTTGACTCCATCTACTTCTTCCATCTTTTGTATTTCAGAAACATCATGTTCTGAAGCTTCTGCTAAAAGTATAAGAAGAGACTCTAGGATTTCTCCATATAAAAACTTTAGTCTAGTTTTTGCGTCAATCTTTTTAGGTTTAACATCTGATTTAATATCATACCATAACTGTCTATCAGGTCTTCCTATTTGAGATAACCTTAATGTAGTTAGGTCTTCTCTCTTCTCAAATAAAAATTTATCAATAGAAGCCATCATATTCTTTTTGAATGTATCTAAAAAGTCTGTATTGATTTTACGTTTATCTAAACCTTCATCAATAGTTTTATAGATATCTTCTATCAATGTATCTATTTTTTTATTCATAATAATTCCTTATAAAAAATCCCACCAACCACAACCCACTTCAGCATTTAGCTTAATCTAGAAAGGAATTTCATCATCCAGGTTATCACCTGACTTGTATCCATTAGGCACAACATCAAAGTCCTCGCCCTCTGTATACTCTACAAGGTTAGTAACCTGAACTGCCTGAAGGTCTGCACCAATGCCTGACTTTCCTGCATAGCTCCATTCATAAGTTTTATAAAGAACATTAACGTCAGAACCATTGCCAATCAATGTTCCCTTTATATCTCTCTTCTGAGAGTCTTTCAAAGAAGGTGGATTATTTTGATTACCACTCTTAGAAGTTACCTTCCTTTTGATAGTAACAAAGTCTCCTCTCTCATCATCTTTATTCTTAACTGCAAGACCTGAGTCGATAGCCTTCTTTTTATTAGCACCATCTAGTGCTAAGTCAATAGTCCAAACAGGTTCAAACGTAGTGTTTGGATTAGATATAGATGCCCAATAGGCTTTACCATTTAATACTGGCATTACTTTTCTCCTTAGTTTTGTTAGTGCAATCTTAGTTGCTATTAAAATATAATGAATTATACTACATATAAAAATATAAGTCAACCCATTAATGTGTCTCATACCAATTTTTTCCAATTTTATATTCACTATCCAATGGACATTGAACATCCAGTTCTTTCTCTGCAAGTTTCATAGCTTGTTGAGTTAGGTCTCCAAACCTTTCAGCTTGGTCTCTACGAACTTCAAATTGGTATTCGTCATGTATAGATGCAACAAGGCTATAGTCGAAACCCTGTTGCACCTTTAAAGTTATTTGTCGTAACCATTCCTTACAAATGATTGCACCTGCTCCTTGTAAGAGTAGGTTCATTGATGCATGAAACTGTCTGACCTTTAGTAGTCTGCCATCAATACCTCTTATGAATCCTGTCTTGGCAACTTTATCAACCTTATCACGCAAGGTCTTTAAAGATGGCATATTGGACATAAACTTATTGATAATCTTCTTACCTTCAGTCTTACCACCACCAACTATCTGACCTATTTTATCAGGACCTGCTCCATAAATTAGAGCATAGATAAAAGTCTTAGCTTGGTCTCTAGTCTTGAGACCTGCAGCCTTCTGGTTGGCAGTATGTATATCACCTTCAACTACTTCCTTTGTAAATTTGGAATCGCCCATGTAATGAGCAAGGCAACGAAGTTCTAGACTAGATGCATCACAACCTAGTAATACGTAATTACTATTGGTAGGTATCCAAACTGACCTACACTCCTTTCCATAGGGAGAATAGGAAGCAGGAACTTGAGCCATGTTTGGAGAGTTGTGAGCCATTCTGCCACTGATTGCTTTCAATGTCATAACTCTACCATGCACCTTGCCATCTTCTTGGACTACTTCTATCCAAGACTTAATCTGAGAAACTCTCTTCTGCAATAGAAGATAATGAGCAATCTGTTGTGCTTCAGGAATATTTTTAATCCTTTTTAGTGTTCCTTCATCAACAATAGGATGCCCTGTAGGTGTAAGGTTCTCAGGCTTCCAACCTTTCTCTATCAACCTCTTTGAGATTTGTTGTCTAGAGTTAGGGTTGAACTCTTCCACACTATCATCTAGTCTCTTACCTGTCTTCTCTGAATATCTTTCAGTAATGATAGGTGGGAATATTTCTTGTAAATCTTTTACTATCTTATCTGCTTCTTCTTCAAGCTTTGAACATAACTTATCTGCTTGTTCTATATCTAACTTAAAACCATTTTCTTCTTGCTTATTTACTATTGCTCTTACCTGATGTTCAAGAAGCATAGACTTCTTGGAATACTTCTTCAGTGTAGGTAGTAAGTGTCTATATAATTTATGCGTTAACTGAACATCCTTGATACAATACTCTAACATCTCTTCATTAAAATGAGAGAAGTCATTATAGTCTAGCTTTCCAAATCCCAATCTCTCTCCCCATGCCTTGAGTGAATGACCACCTTCTAGCACAGGGTCAGAGAGTTGTGAAAGGATAAGAGTGTCTCTGACTTGAGATAGTTTTATCTTGCTACCTGTCAGTCTATTAAGTATTGGAGCATCAAAAGATATTCCATTATGCATAATAAATATATCCACAGACTCACTCCACTTGGCAAAGTCCTTCAGTGTATCTCCATGCCATGACAGGATATCTCCTGTATCAATATCTTTGGCAACAATACAATGAATGACACTTGCTTTTATGTCATCAGTTTCAATATCTACTACAAATTTTCTCATAAAAAGTCCTCTACATCTGTTTGTTTATCTGACTCAAGAGGATTCTCTACCTCTGTTAATCGCCCTGAGTCTTTGTTATATAAGAGGTAAGTGGCTACACCTGTCTCACCTGCATATCTATTCTTTAGTACCCTGACAGTCGTTGTATTGGCGAGTGTAGGGTCTTCTGCTTGTTGGTCTCTCTCTAGTGCAATGACTGCATCTGATATCTGTGCAATAGAATGAGAACCTCTAAGCATTGATAAAGATATTTCTTTACCTTGCTCTTGACCTTTATCACCACTTGCTCTTCTCAAGTGAGATACAAGTAGCATTGCACATCTAGTTTCTTCTACTAGTGAACGTAGCTTGGTCATAAGTTGGTCAATGTTTCTTCTCTCATCTTCACCTTCAATACCTGAAACAAGTATTGATAAGTGGTCAATAAGAATATACTTACAGTCTAATGCCTTGACCATATATCTAACTCTGTTCAGTATCTCATCAGTTGTGATACTACCAAAGTGGTCAAAGCCATAGAACCTTCTAGTGCCAATAGTCTTTCTCTCAAACTCTTGTAACTGCTCTAGTGTATAGTTCTTCTGTACCTCTTTGATATACAGTCTGTCATTAGCTTCTACTGACATGATATGTAACATAGTCCTAGTGATATTCTCTTCTAAGGAAAACACACCAATGTTATGCTCTGTATTAGTAAGTAAGTGATGCATAAGTTCTCTCATCAGAGATGACTTACCTGCACCTGTACCTGCAGTAAAGGTAATAAGTTCACCTGTCCTGATACCATACAACTTCTCATTAAGTCCATCATAAGGATACAAACAAGTCTGTGTATCATCCTCTGCATATATCCTAGAAGATATATCTGCAAGGTTATGAATACCTGCAGGAGTATAAGGCTTTGCATTCCAAAAGTCTTGAGTGAACTCTTGCTTCTTACCTTTCATAAGATACTCATTAGCATCCTTGTATCTCATGTCCATGATAAGACACTTGTTAGGCTCGAATATCTGGGCAACCTTGATTGCAGCTTTCTTGCCATGCTCATCATTATCAAAACACAACACAACCTTGTCAAACTTATTGATGTAGTCATAGTTTGCCTTGATATCTTTGAGTGCAGACTGACAACCATTCTTGATTGAAACACTTGCCCACTTAGAACCTTGAAGTTCATAGGCAGACATTGCATCAATCTCACCTTCACATATAGTAAGATACTTACCACCTTGAGGAAACTTATTCTGTCCAAACATAACTGCTCTAGGTAGGTTACCTTCTGCAGAGAAACCTTTATTAGCTACAAGTCTTATCTTATTACCTATGTGGCTATTATTGATATCATAATAAGGATAAATATGCTTAACCACATTATTATTTCTATCGTGTAATACTTGGACATTATAAAAGTTTGCAGTCTCTTTCTTGATTCCTCTATCAGGGATAC